CAAGATCATCGACTGGTTTGACTACCGTGTGGCGATGTCAGGCACACCCAACAGCAACACCATCCTCGATATCTGGCACCCCACCTACCTTATCGACGGTGGCGAGCGATTGGGGCGTAGGTTCTATGGCTTTCGTAACTCTGTTTGCACTAGCCGTTTCAATGGATTCGCTAATGAGTGGATAGATCGAGACGATGCAGAGCAGATCGTTGCGTCCCAACTGCACGACATCAACATTCGATTCGCGCTCGAAGAGTGCATCGACATGCCGGAGCAAACAGTCTCAACCAAGCTGACACGCCTGCCTAAAGACATCATGAATCAGTACCTTGTGCTTGCCGAGGACTCTGTCTTGCACACCGCGCAAGGCACGATCAATGCAGTACACGCTGGGGCCAAGGTGAAGAAGCTACTACAGCTGTGTACCGGTGCTATGTATGACAACGAAGGCAGTGTTATCGGCGTACATAACGACCGCTATGACCTTGTCCTACAGCTTGTAGAGCAGCGTGCTCACAGTCTTGTTGCTTTCAACTGGTCACATGAGAAGGCTCACCTTGTAGAGCAGTGCGAGAAACGTGGCATCAGCTACGGCGTTATCGACGGCACTACACCACCACACAAACGCAACGACATCGTCGACCGTATGCAAGCAGGACAGCTGCAAGTTGTCTTCTGTCACCCACAGTCTGCAGGTCATGGACTCACCATGACAACAGCAACCACCGTGATCTGGGCTTCCCCAACCTACAACGCCGAGCACTACCAACAGTTCAACCGCCGTATCTACCGCGCCGGACAGACCAAGCGAACTGAGGTCATCCGAATCGCCGCAGAAGGTACGTGGGAAACCGATGTGTTCGACAAGCTAGAAGGCAAGTTGGCCCGTATGGAAGACCTGCTCACAACCCTCAACAACCTAAACAATCTAAGGAAATCAGCATGAAGCTAATCACCAAAGAAATTGAATCGAAACTGCGCGAGAACGAATCGTTGCCCGAAGAGCTACGTATGCCGCACCTCAAGCTATTCAACCCAGTTGGATCAGGCACTTGGCTCGTCTCCGAGATCGAGTCCGGCAGCGTAGAAGACGGCACCGCAATACTGTTCGGTCTTGCTCATGTCCATGAGCCTGAGATGGGCAGCTTCTCATTAGCTGAACTCACCTCACTGCGCTTGCCACTCGGCCTGTCCATTGAACGCGACCGAACTTGGCGGCCGACTAAAACACTAATCGAGTATGCACAAGACGCTCGCTCACAGGGGTACCTCCAATGAATTCAGACGAACTCATAACAGAACTCAAGAAAACCAAAGATCAAATCAAAGACCTCAACAACGAGGTCAAAGAACTCAAGGGACGGGAAGATGAACTTGCCCGTTCCCTGATGACAGAGATGGATAAGACAGGTCTAAAGCGTATGGCTAACGACCTTGCAACCGTCTCTGTCGCAACGGAAGCGGTACCTGACGTTACTGATTGGGATGCGTTCTACGCATACATCAGCGACAAAGGGCTATTCGAACTGTTGCACAAACGTGTCTCTGCGACTGCGTGGCGTGAGCTTGCCAAGATGGAGACCATTCCAGGCGTAAGTTCCAGAGACTTAACAAAACTCAACTTTAGAACTACTTAATTAACAATTACCAATAAGGATCTAACTATGGCGAATCAAGCCTTAGCCCTCGTCGACAGCTCAGAACTACCCGCTCACCTCAATATGGAGAGCAGCCGTGGCAACGAGAATGTCGGTGCAAACATCACTATCCCTCGCATCAAGCAGCTGCAGAAGATGTCAAACGAGTGTGACAAGCACCACCCAGCACACATCAAGGGCGCTGAGCCCGGCATGTTCTGCAACACTGGTACTGGCGAACTCTATGGTGAAGAGATCTACGCGATCTCAATCAACTTCACCACGGCGTTCAAAGTCTGGCGTGCCATCGAGGCTGGTGGTGGCATCGTAGGCGAGTTTCCTACTCAGGCTGAAGCGGAAGCTGCTATCGACGCAGCCGAAGGCGACAACGGCAACTACACGGCTAACGAGACACACACGCACTTGTTGATCCTCAAGGATCCCAAGACCGGTGAGCTGTCATCCCCTGCTCTGATGGACTTCGCTGTATCTAAACTGACGGTATCCAAGCGTTGGAATACAGCGATCCAGATGAAGGGTGGTGATCGTTTCGCTGCACTGTGGAAACTAAGTACTGTGTCAGTCACATCGAAAGCAGGTAACCAGTACCTGAATATCGATATCGACGCACTGGGTTGGGCACAGAAGGCTGACTACGACGTAGCAGCTTCACTGTACGAAGCTCACGCCTAGTACTGCATGAACGAACACAGCTTTGTAAAAGCTGTACATCGGAAACTTCCACCTGAAGTTTACAAGTGGAAGATTCACGATACGTATACCGGCGGGGTACCAGATGCAATGTATGCTGGCCCTGCTGGTCTATTGTTCGTTGAATACAAATACCTCAAAAGCCTACCAAAAAAGCCTACCACCCCCATAAAAACAGGGCTGTCAGAACTTCAAATCAGTTGGTTAGAACGTATGCTACTTTACAACGTTTTAGTACTAGTTATAATCGGCTCACCGTCCGGTGCAGTAGTGCTAACTAAAGACTTCCGGCGCACACTTACCATGTCGAATTTTGACGCAACCCTGTCTGCCAGCGAATGTGCGGAGCAGATCGTGGACTTAGCAACTAATCATGAAAGAAGAAAACCTACCTATACCTGTCCAGAACCTACGGAGAATCTGGGCTAAATACAAAGAAGAAAACAAAATCACTCAAGCCGAGGCTGCTGAGAAACTAGGCTGGAAACAAAGTAACTTCAGCCACTACATAGCTAACATCAACAAGCTGAACCCCAATACGATATTCAAGCTATCGGTGTTCCTGCAAGTTGACCCGACAGAAATTGACCCTACTTGTTTTGACGAGCTGCCAGAAACTCGATTTGTTCGGACTGAAACAAAGTCAGGCGCTAAGAAAGTTGAGCAACTTTGCGTAATAGGGAAAGCCTTAACCGGCAACACCTACGCTTATCACCCAGATATGGGGTATAAACTGCCAATGGGTTGCAAGATCGTAGCGGTATCTCCGAATCAAGCCAAAGCAAAACAAAGCAATCTGTTCCTTGTTCGAAAATCCGCAAAAGACCAGTGGCAGCTACTAGAGCATGAGTCTCTACCACAGCTTCGAAAGCTCTATAAGAACGTAAAAAGCGTTACCAATATCTATACATAGATAACCTTTAATGGTTTAGAATTGACATTAGTAAATAGTAGTATTTATACTACTATTTCGCACTCCCCGCACTAAGGACTGTTATGCAGCTACTGCTCGAAGAGAAATACGGCCCTTTTATGACGGTTGAAGATCTGGCCAATCTAGTGAAAACCAATAAGCAAACCATCTACAACCGGCTCTACAACGAGACGCTCGGCATACCACACTGGCGTATGGGTAAACGGTACTTATTCCCCACCGAAGGTGTAGAAATCTACATAAACAAAAGCATGAGCCCCACCGCCAATGACTGATGGCGACATGGTGCATTCACCTGCGCACTATGCCGAAAGCGACATAGAGTGTATCGACGCAATGGTCGCAGCGTTTGGTGCTGAAGCTGTACAGACGTATTGCCGCCTTGCCAGCTTCAAGTATCAATGGCGTGCCGGAAAGAAGTTCGATGCCGTTGAAGACCTTCGCAAATCTATCTGGTACACGCGCTTCGCAATGGGTGACGACCCACGAGCTTAGAAGTTCTCGGCGTTTAGCTGCGTATACCGGCGCAGCGTTTCCCACTTTTTATGCCCTGAGATGTGCGCTACTTGTGGTATCGAATAGTTGCTTTCTCTGTCTTCGAACAATCGGCTGATACCTTCGTGCCGTAGGTCGTGAAACGTCAGATCTTCAATGCCCACGCGCTTACATACCCGAGCAAACCTGTCTGATATTGCCCCACTCGTCGCAGGCTTCCCAAACACGTGATCAGGCCGTGCAGGCAGTCGAATCCTGTTACGGGTTACCTTGCCAACCTTCTCATATTCACG